AATACGTTTGATGATTTATTCAAACAATCAAAGGAGTTGCGTGATTTAGTTGAAAAATACGGAATGACTGTTGTAAAAAAGAAAATAAATTCAGCAATAAAATCAAGGTTTAAGTTTAGTAGTAGAGGAAAAACAAAAAATTTACTCAATGATCATGGTATTGCCAATTTTTCATTGTTCCCTGAAAGTAGATTTATTTCAATACAAGGTCAAGTTTATAAATTTAATGTTAGTCAATACACTGGAATCAGGCATTCAATGGATTATAGGAACGTACAAAGATTGATTGAAGCAATAAAAAATCAAAGATTGCGTGGTTTCTTTGCTCAAGGTGTTGATTCGGTTGAATATATTGTGATGCACGAATTCGGACACGCATTGGATCACGCAGTTGGATTTGCTAAAAGCAAAGTTTTTAAAGATTTATTAGCTAAATATAGGGCAAATGGCGATGATTGGGTTGCAAAAAATTTAAGTAGCTATGGTGTTTCGGATATTTCGGATGATGCATCAGAGTTGATTGCAGAGGCATTTGCGGAATATATGACTTCACCAAATCCACGATTGATTGCACGTGAAGTTGGTGAAGCATTAGAAAAATATTTTAAACTAAATAAAAAGAATATGGATATTAGCGCACCAAAAAAACAAACTGAAATACCAAAACAAACAATTCCGTTCGTTTTATCACCGCAACAACTTAAAAAATATATTTAGTAAATTTGTACAAAATTGAATTAGTATGGCAATGATATACAAGGCATCACCAATGGGTGAAATTGCTGACATCGATGAGAAAATGGGAATCGTTAAAGGATACGGATCTTATTTTGGCAATAAGGATTCCGATGGGGATGTGATTGCAAAAGGAGCGTATCAAAAAACCATTCAGGAAAATGGTGAGCGTGTGCGTTACTTATGGCAACACAAAATGGATAAACCCATTGGAAAAATAAAAGAAATGTATGAGGATGACAAAGGATTGATGTTTGTTGCCGAAATACCAAAAACAACACTTGGCAATGATGCGCTTGAGCTTATGAAAGCGGGAATTGTCACTGAAAATTCAGTTGGCATTTTGCCAATACAAAAACAAATGAAGGATGATTATCGTGAAATTACGGAGGTCAAACTTTATGAAATATCCGCAGTTACTTTGGCGGCCAATGATCAAGCAAAGATCCTTGATGTGAAAGGGAAAGTGGATATTGAAAACGAATTCAAGCGTTTCGATGCATTGGCAAAACTTATCCGCAAGGGAAAGATTTCCGATGAAATGGGATACGCTATTGAAGCCGAAATACTTAAATTAAAATCATTTTTTATTGATTTCACAAAGCCGACTGATGAGGTCACTTTGCCGAAAAAAGATGATGCGATTGAAGTGTTTTCTTATTTATCAAATAAATTTAATTAACAACCTTTAAAATTTTCAAAAATGAATGAAAATACAAAAGCGCAACTTGATCAACTTGGTGATTTAATCGATGCCAAACTTGAAAAGGCGCAAGGACAAGCGGTTGAATCCGCAACTGGTAAAGCTGATGAAATGCTAAAAAGCGAAATCAGCAACCTAACAACACAATTCAACGAGCGTATGGATGCAATGGAAGTTGCAAACAAAAAGTCGTTTGAAGTTAGCAAAAATGTATCTTTCAAAGGTGCTTTAACAAATGCCATCAATGATGGTGCTATTGAAGCAATCGCAAAAGGAAACGCAAGATCTGCATCATTTGAGGTGAAGGCGGATATGACTATCGCATCCGATTTCACTGGTGAGGTGATTCCAGCGGATAGAGTTGCAGGATACAAATTCGATCCAACACGTTCAACTCACATAAGAAACTTGATTCCACAAGGATCAACTTCATCTGATGTTGTACGTTTTGTGAAAGAATCTGGATATTCAAATGGTGCTGCAACCGCAGCTGAAGGAGCGACCATTGGTCAATCTGATTTCGATTTCACTGCATCTGATGCAAACGTTCGCAAGATTGCAACGTATTTCCGCATCAGTGAGGAAATGTTAGCGGATACTCCACAATTGACATCTTATCTTTCTGCTCGTGCGCCTGAAAAACTACTTTCAGTTGAGGATACACAAATCCTTTCAGGTGATGGATCTGCTCCAAACTTGAGCGGAATCATAACTGATGCAGCTGATTTTGATACAACTTCAGGTGGTGCATTTTATCAATCAGTTGAGGCAGCGAATGAATTCGATGTTCTTATTGCTGCTCTTAACCAATTGGCATTGGGCAACTATGATGCGGATTACATTATGCTACATCCAACAGATTTCCACAAAATCCTATTATTGAAAGATAGCAACAACAGCTACTTGAAAGATCAGGTTTACGCTGGATTACAACCTGCATTCATGGGTGTGCCAGTTGTGGTGAATACTGCAATCACTGCGGGAACTTTCCTATGTGGAAACTTCGGTGTTGGTACTCAACTTTGGGTGCGTGACAACGTTGGTGTTGAATTCTTCAGAGAAGATGGCACAAACGTACGTGATGGATTCGTAACTGTACGTGTATCTGAACGTATTGCATTGACAAACTATTTGCCAAATGCATTCGTAAATGGTACATTCTCAACTGCAAAAGCTGCACTTGAAACTCCCTAATCAATAGGGCATTACAACCAACAAAAGGGGTGAGCATATTCGTTCACCTCTTTTTTTTTGCACTTTTTTTTGATATTTGTTTGGTGGGAAAGAATTTTTTCCTATATTTGTACTGTTGAACAATTAAAAACAAACAAGATGAAAACAAAAATCAAAGAATTCAAAAATCTAACTCATATTGATAGGGTTTCATATGATGGCGCAAAATCTTACAATAAATTTCCGCAAACTATCATAATCAGAAATCAACCTGATGGCATGATTTGGCAGGTTTATCACGTTTATAATCATTATGACAAATCTTCTGTAATTTTGAATGCTTATGAAAATAGGTTTGAGGGTATTAGTTTGGAAGATTATCAACCTGAATTAGAAGAAACATTCGAAGGTTGGAATAATAAAACATTTGAGGAACTCAATATCATAAGAAAATAACACTTTAAAATTTGAAACAATGAAACGGAAAATCGAAAACTTTATTTTTGACACAATCATATATGTTGCTGCATTTGGATTGGTATGCACATTTTGCCAACTATGCGCTCACGCTGATAAATGGATGGGGTTATGAAAAACAAGGAAACAAAAATCAACAAGGCATTGTTGGGATGGCTTTTCTTTTTAGTTGGCATCCGTACAATTTATCTTTTCAATGATGTATTCACTGGCATATTTACAATCCTGATTGGGTTTACAATGATGCTCACAAAAAAAGAATCATGAAACATTTGACCGCAGATTATAAAAGATATTTGCAACTGTTGGATGCAAAGGAATTCACCCGATTGCCATTATCAAGGCAATTGATGGTACTCAAGGAATTGAATGAACTTGAGAAAAAAATTGCACGTGAATAGTGTGATGAGTAGATTAGTTTTGTTTTATTATTGTTAGATTGAAAAGGGGTTTCCAATTGGTTTCCCCTTTTTTTTGTACTTTTATTTTGTGGATGCTAATCAAAGGGGTTGCTTTGCTGAATATAAGTTTGGCACAATAGCAATGGAAAATGGATTCAATGTTTCAATGCCTTTGCTTGATGCATCACCTTATGATGCCATAATTGAAAAGGATGGCAAAGTGTTTAAAATACAAATCAAATCGGTTTCCGCTGATCGTAAAAAAAATAAAAGCAACATTCATATTTCACTCACACGTACTGGAAAGGGTTATCCAAAAAAGTACGTTGATTATTTTGCCATCTATTTTGTTGAATATGATGGCTTTTTTATTATTGAGAATAAAGAACAAAAAGCAATTCGATTGGGCATTGATGGTATTTACAAAAAAAATTTCCGTAACTTCGCATCAATTCTTTAACGAGTTTTTTTTCTGTTTCAACTTAAAAGGAGGCGCAATCAATGTGCCTCTTTTTTTTTAACTTTACACAAATTAAAAGCAATGAGGCAAATCAAAATAAATTCCACAACTGGAAATGAAATTATCACCATTCAGGATGTGAAGGATTATGCACGTATTGATACATCAGCGGATGACACACTTATCGGGTTGATGATTGAAACCGCACGTATATGGTGCGAAAATTATATTTCAAGGGATATTGTGCCAAAAAATCGTACATACTATGTGGATACAACAGAAACTGGATTGATTGATATTCCCTTTGCTCCAGTGGCATCGATTGAATCAGTTACAATCAATGATATTGCTGCAACGTACACAATACTTGGATTGGATAATGAAACCATCGAATTGGATGGCGGTGCTGCGGAAAAGGTGAAAATCACATACATCACAAGTGGCATCAACAATGCGCTTATGAAACAAGCAATGCTCCAAACAATTTCAACGTATTATGACAATCGTGCAGATTTTGTTCAAGGATCAAACGTGCATTTGATTCCAACTGATGCCAAAACAATACTCACATCTTACAAATCAATGTTTGTGTAATGGATGCAGGGCGATTGAATAAAAGGGTGAAGGTACTGCGATTGACAAAAACCGCAGATGGATTCGGTGGGTTTACAAGTTCCGAAACCATTGTTCACACATTTTGGTGTGCCAAAAAAACGAATAGAGGTGAAATAAGCCAAGAAAACGGAATTCGGGAGCAACGTACTGAAATTGAATTGATAATGCGCCAAAAGGCGGGAAATCAAATCCTGTTGAGCGATGTACTACAATTGGAGGCATCGGATGAAAAATTTCGCATTGTGGATATGTTTGATGGATTGTATCAAAGATTTAAGTCAGGTGCATCAGGTGACAATGCGGAGGATTATTTCACAACAATCAAAGCGGTTACGATATGAAAGCGGGAATAAAAATCAATCAATCGGATTTGGCAAAGTTGAATAAAAAACTTGCACAATTACAAAAGTTTTCAAAACAGCAACTTTCAAGTGAAATTGGAAGGGGTGCGCAGGAAATTGTTGGAAGGGCAAAACAATCCGCTCCTTATGATAACGGCAACTTGCGTGGGAGCATAAGTTCAGAGGCATCTGGAAAAGGTGTTGCGGTTATTGCTGATGCTGAATATGCGCCTTATGTTGAGTTTGGAACGGGATCAAAAGTGAGTTTGACTGATATGAAGGAACTTGGCATTCCTGATTCGTATGCAGCACAATTCAAAGGCAAAGGATTTACGGGAAAAATTCCAGTTGAGGTTGAAAAAAACAAATGGAGGATGGTGCAATTTCCAATCAATCTTTCACCACGACCATTTTTCTTTTCATCCGCAAGGGTGGGTTTCAACAATATGCTCAAACGAGTGGATAAAAAACTTAAAAAATTATTATGAAAGAAGTGATTCACCGCATAAGAAAAGCCATCATTGACCGTTTAACAAACGAAGTTTCATTGCGTGGCAATATCGTGCCAATTTATGGCAGAGTGCCATCAGATGCAACGTATCCATTTGTACGGGTTTATTCCCTTACAAACAATGAAGTTGATGAAAATCAAACAACATTCAATTCCGAAGTGATTACAAGGATTGAAGTGGTTACAAGATTTGAATCGGACAATGGAGGGGAACTGGATTGCAACTTAATTGTTGATGAATGTTTATCTTTGTTGCGCACACGATCTGCAAACTATTTTGATTTAAGCGCACAAGGATTCAATGTGTACACATCACAAAATGAGGGCATTCAGTATATTGAGCAAGATTTGAGTGATCACACATATTTCAGAGCAATCATTGAACTTTCCAATCGTGTGGAACAAATTCCTCCATCGGGCGGATTACAAAACGAATTACAAATTGAATTACAATCATAATGGCAAAAATCACTTTTACAAATAAAACGGATAATCAAACATCAGCATTGGCGGAAATTTACAAAGTGACCGCATCCAATGTGAATGAAATCAAAACAAGCGTAAACGCAATATATGATGATCAAGGCGGGTTTGCCTTTTATGAGGATACTGCAACAAGCGCAACTCCCATCAATTTAACTGCGGATACTTGGGAGGATTTAACAAACAACAAGGCAGGAACGGGAACTGAAACAACATACAAACCAACATACATCACTGGGGATTTGTGGGATTCAGCAACCAATACAATTGATTTGAGTGAGGTGCCAGTTGGAAAAGTTTTATTGATTCGCAATGATTATGATATCACAACAGGTTCTGCAAACACACGCATGGATTCAAGATTGTATTTTCCAGATACAACAAAAAGCGTTGAGTTTGCACATGATTTGATTGCAACATCTGGGGATGAAGTGCGTTATTCACGCACAACTCAATTCTTTGTAACAAGCGCAATCAAAACAAGCGGTGTGAAAATACAAGTGAAAGTTGATAAGAGTGGAGCAACCGCAAGGGTTGAGGATTTTCAAATCACAATTTTAAGTTTTTAATGAAGCATTTTAAAATTAGCGAATTTGATTCACCTGATGAAATTGGGAGCGGTGAGCGTATGGATGCTGATGTGTTGCAAATGATTGATCAGGCACGTGAATTGTTTGGCAAACCAATACGCATCAATTCGGGTGTGCGCACTGAAAAAAGGAATGAGTTGGTTGGGGGATCAAAAACCTCAAGCCATTTGAAGGGATATGCAATTGATGTGAGTTGCGATAATTCAGCGGATAGGTTTCGTTTGGTTGAAATTTTAATGCTTGTTGGTTTCAATAGATTAGGGATTGCCAAAACGTTTATTCACATTGATAATGATCCCGATAAAAGTAAAAATGTAATTTGGGTGTACTAATGAAAACACTGTTTGCAAAATTATTAGGATTGAATAATGGTGGCAAATCATCATTAGGTGAATTTGCAAAGGATTTGCGTGAAGCAATAAAAGGCAAGGAAATTGATCCTGATAAAATGATGGAACTTGTAAAGGTGCAAAGTGAAATCAACAAAATGGAGGCACAACATCGAAGCGTGTTTGTTGCGGGATGGCGACCTTTTATTGGTTGGATTTGTGGAGTTGCACTTTTGTACAACTTCATTATCCGTGATGTTATTGCGTGGTTTTCACCTGATGCAATTCCTCCCGCAATTCAAATGGATCAACTGATTACAATTTTATTAGGTATGCTCGGGTTGGGCGGATTGCGTACCTTTGAAAAGATAAAAGATAAAACGAAATGAACATAAAAGATGATGCAAGTTTAGCGTTGATTCCAGTTGCTTATAAAACAAGTAAACTTTATTCGGTTATTCCAAACACTGATGATGGGGATTTTGATTTTTCAAGAGGTTCAAATGGAACACGAGTAAACAAAGGCGGTTTAATCGAAACAATGCCAATTAACACCCCAAGATTAGATTACCCTCTATTAGACGGTGTAGTACAGGGTTGTCCTACGCTATTGTTAGAACCGAGTAGAACTAATTTGATACCTTATTCAGAAGATTTTTCTAATAGTGGTTGGACTTTAGATAATACTACTGTTGTAGCAAATAGTGCTGTAAGTCCAGATGGTAGTTTAAATGCTGATAAGATAATTGCTACCGC